CAATTCCACGAGCTTTCATATTGCCATTCCTTTTTGGTTTTACGTCTGTATTGGCAGCTTAGACGAATACTTGTTCACGCAGCCGATTGCCTGCGCCTCTAAATTAAAATTTCTATATGTTCAAGCTGGCGGTGCTTTACTTACTACTGGGCTACCCCAGACAGTATCCCCAACCCAATCCGTCCCAACCCTAAGTATTTTTTTACTACATATTCGCAAAGATTTTCTGTAATGCGCCCCATAATTCTTCAAGAGATAAGAACCTGTAAAGGCGTGTTTCACGATATCTCTAAATGGTGGTATAAGAAAATCAAGCCTGCGGTGGCAGATACTTACTCTAACAAACATTGTATAGCCCCCTCTGTTAAGTGCTTTAGATCTTTCTTAGTGAAGCGTACTCTCGTAACACAAGAATGCCGCTTATTTAGGCATACTGCCTTGGCCCTAGCATCGTTGTCAAGAACTAAGGTTTTTAATGTATACTTACTAAGTGTCATTTTGATGCCCCTAGTAATATTAGTGCCGAGCAGGGCCACACCAACTAAACCCTCTATGCGTGACACTGAACAGGCGCTGGGCGCATCCTCTACTAACACCGCATGATTACCTGTTCCGACATGTATTCCGCCAGTTAGATCGCCATAGTTCCACCACTTATACTTAGAGCGACTCAGAGAGCGCCCTACAGCGCCTGTAGCATCTGAGGTATAGAAGAGTACCCTATCTTCGGAAGGCGCATAGCGGACTCTTATATCGCCTCTGAGGTAAGCCTCTAAGCTGTTAACACTCTCTAAGTATTCCATAGCAGGGCTATGATTGTCTGGGGCTGTAGTGATTTTTGGTATCAGGTTTATTCTATAATTTTTTTTCTGGGTAGCATTGCCAGATAGAAATGCCTTCACTGCGGCTTCATTTCGCCTACCTGTGAAAGATCCTCTGGCATTGCAGGATGCTCTAAAGCAGTTCCAGATCAGCTTACCGTCATATCGATCTATGGTGAATTTAGATCTGCCCCCGCAAAAGGGGCAGTCCATAGTTTTCTTATCACCTTCCGATATACGGATAGACTTAACTACATCTATCTGTTCACGGTATGTGACCATCTACTTACCCTCACCGCACTTAGTACAAGCCCGCATAAACTTTAATGATCTAGAATCATCATCAGGGTCATAGACGGGAAAGGTAGTATCTATGTAAGTATATAAGAATAAGACAGCCTGTTTGTCTCTGAGAATTAGATCATTACATATATCACATAGAAAGGCCTGCGGTGTGGTAAACACTTCTGTACCTTCTAACCTACAGTCTTCTGAATATTTACTCTTCACTTACTGCTCCCTACTGTTAGGTGTTATCCTAACCCTAGCGGGTTAGCCGCAGGCTATACACATTTTCTATATAGTCAATGATAAAATACCGCCACTTAGTTATGGGCCTATTAACTTATCATCATGTGCTTGCTGCAGCTAACATACTGTTTATAATAGGTTTTTGTATACACAGGCTCATAACCTGAAGGTCGTAGGTTCAAATCCTACTCCCGCAACCAAGTGCCTTATTATAAACGATAATATTTGCCAGAGTTAAGTTTAGTTTATTCAAGTTTATTATTATCAGTATCAACTGACGAATCTTTATTTTTTTCTGCTCTTTCTCTTGCCCGATTCCTCTCCTCATCATTAAAGTTACGAATGTCAGCATAGACTTCATCATAATGATCACGCAAGTGTTTTCCGATTTTTGCCCGCTCTTCCTTTTCAAGGGTGCGATAAAGAGGTGGCGTTGTTGCTTCTATCCCATTGCGGACAAGCTGAACAAAACCATAGTTAAAGATCTCAGCAAAAGTTTCGGGGTTACACTCTACCTGCAGAGTAGCAGAGCCATCCTCATGCTCCTCAATTTCTACTACCTTAATGTCGTTATTCATTGTCTAAACCTAAGCAGGGAAGCAGGATCGTCTGCTTGCAGTATCGGGGGAACTCCTCGTAGGTCATTGCCACCAGTACGGGCAATCCTGCGATTATAAATGCTACTATAGCAGAGGCCTTGATCGCCCCTTTTATATTACCTGTCATTGCTTCCACTTTATGTTGTTAAGGACGATTGGAAATGCGGGTTCGAGGGCCTTCTTGATCTCACGGGCAAGCAGGACATGTTCCCACTGCGTAACGCCCTCATCATCCCTGACTTCTAAGTAGTGCAGCCATGAGCGCAGTGTGCCGTTCACATACAGTGTGGACATCGTGAGGCCCTCTGGTAGCAGGGCACGGGATGTCTCTTTGGCTACATCAAAGCCCCTAAGCTCTTTGTATGCCTGTTGAGCGTTGGCTTTGATTCGGTACATCCAGTTCTGAGTATACTTACTAACCTCATCAGAAAGATCATCGATGCTGTTCTGACGGTTCTTATCATCCTGTCTTCTGAACTCACGATCAGTGAACTCTATCTCATCTGAGTACCGCTGACTGAACTCCTGAAAGCTAAAGCTTCGGTGGCGGAGTAACTGGCGGGTGATGTCACGAGGGGCCTTAACTTCTATTATAGCATTAGCCATCTCGAACACAGACCAGTGTTTGTTACGCATACAATAGCGCAATAAGCCCGCCGCCGTACTATGGTTAGCTTGGTTGGACGGGTTGGATACTCTGGCTGCATATGAGATTAGATCTTCGGGGGTTTCTGCATCTATATTAAAGGGCATAGTTTTACCCACCAGCTTTGCTGCTACTTTCATTCTTCTTCTTTCTGAAAATTTTAAGGGCGCATTCTTCACACAGCCATTGTTGTAACCACAGGCAGAATGGGGGCCGATGGTTACAGGCTTCGCATTTCATATTGTTTGTCCTGTAACATCAGAGACAGATATATATTCAGAGCTAGGGCCAAGGAGATCTCTTTGGCTCATATCCCGCAGTATTTCAGGATCTTTCTCTGCCTTAGCTGCGTATGCCTGCGCCTCTTCGGCACTATCTCTAACTGCAAGTACATAATGCATGTACGTTATTGCGTACTGTTTATTCAAAACGGGGGTTCTCCATTGGCATCAAGCTCTACACGGCGGAACTCTATGCTCCGCAGGCTGTTAAGCTTAGGGTATTGCGCTAGGACAAACTCTTCAGGCAGTCGGCGCAGTACACCGATGAACTCTAGGTGCCGCTCAAGGCTTACGGGTAATGGGGCTTCCATCTGTTTTCCTCAATTCTGTTCTCATGTCTTTAAAGAAGTCGATAAAGCGCTCCACAAGCATTGTGGCCTGTGGGGGGCTAATATCTAATGAGCGGGCTATCTCCGCTTCTAATTCTCTTCTGCTCTCACTCACGTTTGATGCCATCAGCCAAACCTCTTGTTCTGTGCGGTTTCTGCCAGCCGTTTGGTCTTCTTCACGTATATATTGAGCATCTGGCGGCTCTTATGGCCTGTCACAGAGGCAATCTGATCCTCAGTGGCATCTGCCTCACCTAATTCAGTTGCACCGCTGTGGCGCAGACACTTCATGGTCAGTTTAGAGGGCAACAAGGCTCTCTGACGTATCTCAACAGCCTTTTTGTTATACATACGGTTGTCGTAGGGCCTGCCAGTAGCCTCATAGCGCACTATGCAGTCATCAGGGCCACCAGAGTTACGTTTGGACATCAAGCGGCCTATCAGGCGAGGACTGCCATCTAGTTCTATCTTGGTTCCTGTCTTCTCTTGATGGAACTCAAAGCTATCACCATCCAAAGCATCCCAAGTAAGCTGTCTCATGTCACCAGGACGCTGACATAGATCGTAACAAAGCAGGGCCAGTGTACCCATGCTCCATAATCCCATCTCATCAGCGGTTTCGATGAACCGCATCACCTGAGACTCACGCCAAATAACGTCAGAGACTGCCTCAGAGCCTAGCTCAAGGCTACGCCAAGGGTTGCCACGTACCTTCGACATCTTCTCAGCAACATTCCAAACCCGCTTCAGTACCTTAACAGTGTGTCTGGCTCGGTGTACTGACACGTCAACCTTTAGCTGCTCATACAGATGCTCTACATCCATGTTACTTATCTCTGCGGCCTGCATGGAGCTAAAGGACAGGCGATGCTTGCCTATCCGACGCCACAGAATACCAGCAAATAGCTGTTCGTAGGTGCGGTGGGAGTTAGGTTTAAGGTCAGACCATGCCTTAGTGGTCTTGTACCACTCTATGATGCCTGCCACAGAGGCTGAGTCGATCTGAGTGGTGGTTTTACTCGCACGACAAGCCTCATATAACCTCTCTGCCTCTACGCAGCGCACAATAGCATCTGTTTTGCTGGTATATTGCTCATACCGAGCGCCGATAGCGTCTTTGAGGTACTTCGGGGGGTTAAACGCCCACTTCACCTGACCATCTTGCAGCTTCTTGCGCTGTAAGTATTTAACTTGGTTAACCATACCGCCCTCACATTGCCTGAGTGAGGTGGTCAATACCGTCTGCTAGGAGCTTTCTGACTTTCTCCTTATTCAGA